CTGGGGCGACCACAGGAGCCCCCCCCTGCACCTTTGGTGCAGAGGTTTATCGTCTTTGACGATATTTCCCTGTGGTTGGCGGCTGGGAGGGCCGTCACAACTTCCCTCCCCAGGTGCCATGCCTGGCCTGAACTTCTTCAGGACTTAGAGTCAAAGAAGGTAGGGACTACACGTGCCAGAGGGGAGAATGTCTCGTTGCACGAGGCAACCTCACACTCAACCGTGACGCATGCGCCTGCATCCTACCTTCCCGGGTGGAAGAAGGTGGATTAAAACACCTGACCCCGTATGCGGTAGCGGGAGTTTTATCTTTCATCCCACATAGGCAAACTGTACGAGCTCTGCTCGATCAGACGCTCCACCGAAGTGTGAGCGTGCCTGGGTGAGATACTCCTTATCCGCACGGGACAGGATCCTCAGCCTTTGGACCTTCTTATACAGGCCTAACTCCTCTTGGAGTTGCTCATCAGTGATCGCACCCGCGGGGTGTATCGCTGCCAAGCGGCGGATTTCAGCATTGCTGAGGTCCGTCAGTTCTGTCTTCGAAGAGGACACCAATTGGGTGCCTAGCAACGACGGCAATGAGCCCACTAGGGCCTCAAAGTCGCTTGCTCCCCTAAGCAGAGGCGCTATTGCGCGACCAGCTGAAAGCTGGCCGGCAATAGCCCACCTCGCCGAGTCTTGGGCCGTACGGATGCACGAGTCCGCCGCCAACGTGCCTCTATTAAAGGCGCTGTGGTAATCAGCCACAGTGTCGGAGGTAACACTCGCCCACCAGACACCCATGTGCTCGAGGGGCCCCCCTGGCTCGGTTAGAGCCAGGAGGAGACACCTAAGTCCGCCCCCCACTTTGCGAGTGGAGGGACGTCCTAAGGCTGCCACCACGCAACCAGCAAGAGAAACCGTGAATTCCCGACGTTTCAGCTCCATAAGGAGTTGAAATAATCCGAACGGGGAATTCCCCGCTCGGTTGAAGAGATTCCACAGTAATCCGGTTATCTCCCATGTGCCAACAAAGGTTCGCTTAGCGAACTCTGCAGAGCCTTTCGCCCTTAATGATTTGTTAAGGTTTATGGTCACGCCTAAGGCTGCCATTAGCGATTGGTACTCAGCGGCTACGCTACCCTCTGCGATGACTATGTCATCTCCGAGGATAACGTACTCTCGGAAGCATCGTCCCTTCTTTGCAACGCGATACGCGGCCCACTGCACCATGAGATGGTGAGTCAGGGTGAAGGCGGCCCAGGAGGAGTAGCTCCCCATGGGTTGCCCTACCTCGTACCGGATGGTCGAATGGGACTTTGGTATCCGATAACCTCTGTCACAGAGGAGAGACGCCCAGATGTCACCCATGCCGGTTCCGCAGTTCCTGAGGAGATGGGATATGAGGGTAGATTGCAAGCGGCGCGGGAACCGGTCGGTAGCGGCACTGAGGTCGAAAGACCACAGTTCCTTCCCTTCAGCGCACCACTTCTGTACCTGCCGGGAGCCTTGCTCCTGGTTCCAAGTTGCATCCATAGGGATGCGCTTGAGTAGGTCCATTAGTGCGTGATGGAGGGGGCGGAGACTCGCCTGAGTATAATAGTCGCTGATAGCGAATATCCGGGTTTTAACCGGTTCGGTCTTAAGACCGATCTTACCCACGGAGAGTTGCCTGCTGCCTACTAGGCCTAGCTCTAGCACAATCGCCCCCACACGGTCTAGGTTCTTGACGAAGTCAGGTCCTGACCTGGGGTAAACTGCCAGTGTCCACTTCCTTAGCCACCCACCCACGTCCGTCGCTAAGACGGCCGCGGCGTCCAGATGAGCACACAGCAATGCGTGCCCATTGGGGCCCCCTCTGTTGGAGATATGAAAGCGCACGGTTCCCAACCGTAGCGGATCGTAGATCCCGAGGGAGTGGAGGCAGGGCACAAGGGCTCTCGCAAACTGGCCTGCTATATCGTCCAGGCTCACTGAGCATGGATCGGTGATGTTAGCATAGCTAACCTTCCGTTTACCTGTGAAACACAGGTAAATCGATAGCAGGAACAGAGCGACCGCCTGAGTCGTCCTATCAGGAGTGCCGCGAAGCAGCACCCTAAGTCCTTTCGGAAGACAGGTGGGGTATCCCCTCCTATCCAATCTTACTCCTGCGGTACCGGCGGGCAATGCATCGCCGGCGAGACGCTTCGTGGTCGCCCAGCGGGCGGCCTTGAAGTAGTCTTGTGTTGCCACCAACCCTCGGTGCTTACGCATCGTGCGGAAGGTAGCATACACTTCTTCTCCCCAGACAGAGAGTTGTGGGACGCCAAGGACCCAGTTTGCAACCCTGAGCCCTTTTGCACATGCAGGTATGGCCAAACGTTTCAATAGTACTGTTTTCAGCATGATAGTAATTGATTGCTTGGGACGGGACCTGTTGGGCGCGCGGCTAGGGGTTTGACCCCCATCACCTGCACGTGCACCAGGCCGGGGGGATAACGGCCGTCCACCGAGATTCGGCAATACCTGTTTGGGGCCGCTCCTTCTTGCTACCGTCCTTCAGTGTAGACCCGTTGCAAGGGCTGACGATGCCCCCCGAGCGCCCTGCATACCAGCTCTTGCGAGTCCTCTGGCTCTGCCAGGGGTGGCGCATTAGGCGAGAGACACCGTCCTACACTGTGGTTTCGATTCTAGGAATTTACGGCCCGAACCCCGGGAATCACCCGGGGCCAGGGGGGGTTCTTGCCTGGTCTCCCTGTACTGATTGGTACAGG